ATGGGACGAGAAGTAGTATTTGCCAACATACGAAAAAGAATGATAGCAATGATAGCTGGCGGTGTGATACTCACGCTAATGGGTGGATTTATCTCATTTGCGGCGGTAGTAGCCGGTGAATACGGCGTATTGATACTTGGACTTTTTGCTCTTACGCCTGGTGTTATTTTTCTTATATTTGGTACGTCACGGAGGACGCACCCTGAAAAGAGCGGCATATTCAAAGCCAATCCCGATCTTTTACAGCAGGCTGACGAGCTTTACGCCAACATACAATATCAGGACGATCATATTATCGTATCCGACAGGGTGCTTGCCAACAAGAAAGCGCCATTTCAGATGTGCTGGCGAGAGGAAGCCTACGGCATTTACCAGCACACAGCGAGTATGAATTTCATTAGCTACACCAACGAGATAATCGTCTGCACGAAGCACAAGAAGAATGTACTGCGTTTTAACGTATATGCCAAGGGCAAGGACACCGCCATGGGGCTTATGCAATTGCTTTCCCAATGTTGTCCCAACGCAATGGTAGGTTACACTCCTGAAACGCTTGCATATGTTAAGGAGATGCAGAGGCGTGCTCAGCAATAGATGATGGACAAGCTCTTTGTGCTTAAATTTGCACAAAGGGCTTGACTTTTTTTGTGATTACTTGTATAATAGTATAGTTGACACAAGGAGATGTACCCAAGTGGCTGAAGGGTCCGCACTCGAAATGCGGTAGTACGGCAAAACCGTAGCGAGAGTTCAAATCTCTCCATCTCCGCCAAACAAACAAAAACCACCGTAAATACGGTGGTTTTCTTTTGTATACACGATTTTTACACGATTGTGTTCAATATCTTCACCGCACGTTCTTCCTCTCGTGGGTAGAGGTGCGAGTAGGTGTTCCATGTCATTGATATGTTGGAATGTCCAAGACGTCTTGCTATCTCCTGAATGTTTATGCCCTCATTGGCGAGCAGGGAAGCGTGGCTGTGACGGAAGTCATGAATACGGATACGTTTGACACCTGCCAAGTCTGCAAACTTCTTGTTGGTCTTTTCAAGAGATGTATCACGGATGGGACGCTCGCCGCCGCAGATGTACATATCATCACTGAACTTTGGCACTGCTTTCTTACAGCGTTCGTAATGTTCTGACAGCACTGCTCTTAATGGCTCTGGTATCTGTATCGTCCGTATGCTTGGCTTGTTCTTTGGCGGCGTGATACGATCACCGCCTTTGAGCTTCTGAGCAATGCTCTTGGTGATGGATATGTAGCCGTCTTTTATATCTGTCCATTGCAGGGCGTATATCTCGCCTTTTCGCATACCCATGTAAAATGCTATGTTGAAAAATACATAGTAGTTCCATTCGTACATTGAGCCGTCGTCCTCTGCTTCCTGAGCGTAATTCTTAGCTGCCGATATGTATTTCTTGAACTCGTCAGGCGTGTAGAAAAGCATTTCTTTCTTGGCTTCAAGGGGCGCTTTGAAGTTGCCTGCGGTGATAACGGGGTTTTTCGGAATGTATTCCATTTTCACAGCATAGTTCATCATTGCACGAAATTCGCCGTAAATGTTCTTTCGTGTGACGATAGCCAATCCCTGCTCCGACAGCTCCTGCTTCCATTTCTGCACCATTGGTACGTTCAGATTATCTATCCTAACGCTTTCAAAGGTGGGCAGGACGTTCTTTCTCAGTATTCTTAGGGACTTGTCCAATGACGTTTCACGGACCTCTGAACGCTTGGCTGTGATGTACTCCGTGAACAGCTGTCCGATAGTCATTTTTGGAGCTATCTCTTTATCATTGAGCTTTTGTGTAAGCTGGAGTTCAAGCTGCTTAGCCGTCTCTGCACCGAACGCCACACGGTCTATCTGATGAGACTTTCCGAAACTGTCCGTATAATTGATACGCACACGATATTTTTGCAGACCGTCTTTTCTGATGTTCTTTCCGTTCTTGTCCGTCATTTTGTAGATCGGCATAAATATTCCTCCTATTCTTGACACTTCCTCGAAAGTGTGCTACAATAAAAGGGCAGAATTCGCCCTTTCTTAATGGGTTAGTGTGAATTTTAATCGAGCTGATACTGTCAATATCAGTTCACCTGTCCTCTGAGTGCTGTCAACGCTCGGAGGACGTTTTTTATGATTTTATTCTGTATTTTCTTGGTGTACGAACAATGATAGTTATCATATCATTCTCGTTTTGCACTATATCAATTACTTTCGCTTTAGTTATTTTGGAAATTGCTTTCTTCTTTGCTTTTACACTCTCGATATCATCTGCAAATTTTAATTTAAGGGTAAACGATAGTGTTTTGGTATCAGTATTTATATCTTCTATTCTTGAATAAATTCCACACTTTTCGAGATAAGCAACTAGCATTGTAGATGAGCCGGTCAAATAAGATCTGAATAAATTAAGCTTATCATCAAATGACTTTTCTGTTTTATCAACCATATGTGAAAGCGTATCTCTGTCCAACAGCTCTATATCATTCACCTGTGCAAGGTGTTTGGCGGGCTCGGTAAAATACTGATTTGTCATAACGGCACCTTTGTCACATTGGTAGTACGCAAGTCCACCAACAACTTCTTGTATAGGTGTGTTGTCGAGTTTGTGATTGTATCGCTTGCATTGTATTGCATATCTGACCTTGTCTTTTTCTGCAATGATATCAACGCCAAAGTCACCGGAGCTTCTTGTGACCTTAACGTGTTTGTAGCCGTTGGCTTTCAGAATATCAGCACAGGCATATTCAAATTGGTGTCCGTCCATTTTATCAAGTTGTTTCAAAGTATACTTTCTGTGAAGCTTGCGGTAAATGGTGCAGACCATGCTTATGAATATGATAACGCCGATCACGATAGCAACTACCATAAGGTTATGTTTGGCTCGCTCGGATATGTGAGTTCTAATAAGGTCTATGATAAGAGCGATTATGCAGACAAATATCAGATAGCCGAATATAGTGGCGATACAGCCTGGCTCTGATTTGCGTTTTTTTGAGGACATTCTGTCACCTCTGTAATTTGAATTATAATTAGTTATTGTTTCTTATTACGGGGTCTGTAAACATAGCCCCTATTTTTCTTTTGTATAACCTCATCAAGAGCGTAAGCAAACTGTCTTTTGTATTTACTTAGTTTAGGGTCATTCAAGATTTTTAAATAGAAATCTTCTGCCTTGCTTATATCCTCTTTAACTAAAATGTCACCGATTCTAATATAATCAGCGGCATTTGAATGATCGTCAATGGCAATGCACTTATGCAAACATAAAATGGCTTCCTGATACTTATATTCCTTTTCATAGAGCGTTGCTAAATCGGAGTAGATAGACCACCTTTTTATACAGTGACAATTTAACTCTATATCCGAGTACTCAGACAAATATTTTTCAAAATAAGAAATAGCATCTTGTCTGAACTTTGCACCCTGCCACAAGTAAGCGTAAGCAACGCCAAGAATATCAAAAGGCTCGGTAGAACTTTTATATTTATCGATTACCATAGCGGCTAGTTCGTGCCGTTCCTTACCAATAATAGCGTAGTTGTCGGCAATTATTTGAAGTGCGTTTTCGTAAGTTTTCATTTTGTTGTTCCATTATGTCTACATTGTCTCGACTTCTTCAAGCGCATCAAAGCTGAAAAAGTCACCTCTGACTATATGCTCCATTTCGTGAGCTATAGTCTTTTTTTGTTCCTCATAGGATAGCCTAGAGTTTATGTATATATTATAAAATCCGTCAGAATCCATTGCTGTCACTCCCTTTACCGATATAGGCAAAGGAACGTATCTAATGCAATAATCCAATCTATTCACTATCCTTTTGCATACGCTTTAAAATCTCAACTGTAGCTTCTATATCCTCTTTGGTGACGTTCTTTGACACACTAAAGAGGATCTTCATTTCTGGTCGTGTCCTCAGCTCATCTATTATATCTCTTGTTTCGTCATCAAGATATATAGGCTCGTTATGTGCTTCGACTTTGATATTATCTTCACCGTTCAACAAATAATCAACAGAAACTCCGAAATATTCAGCTATCTTTGATAGTGTATCTGTAGATAACTTCTTTTTTCTGCCTGCTTTTAAATCGGTTAAAGAGCCTCTGCTTGCACCTGTTTCTTTGCACATTACTGTTACATTTATATTTCTCTTTTTGCACAAGCTTTCAATTCTATTGTACAATTCTGACATAGTTACACCTCATAATTTGTGTAATATAACAAAATTACGCAAAAGAGTAATTTTCACTTGACAATTACGCAAAAGTGTAATATAATACAGTCAAGGCAATACGCAAGAGCGTAATATTTGTATCTGGTAAATATATTATATTACATTTAAACGTAACTGTCAATATGTAAAACACATATTAGTGTGAATATTATGCAAAGGTGGTGTTAATTATTAGTGAACGTAAAAGACCGCTGACTGAGTACGGCGTGGAAGTCAAGGTGCGACTTGTTAAGCTCAACAAGACACAGAAGTGGCTCATTGAGGAAGTCAAGAAGCTTCTTCCTGAAACTTATCTCGATACATCAAACCTGTATAAGATAATGACGGGTGAGATAAAGTCAAACAAGATTGAAGCGGCTATCAATGAAGTCCTTGACATTAATTATACTCAGAACGCTGAAAATGTCAACAGCTAACAGTCCGATTGAACGGACAGAAAATGAGAGGTGTGAGAAAGTGGAAAAGAAAATTACTGCTATTCCAAGAGGGTGTGACAATGCCAGAGTTGAGCAGGTGATCGTAACAAGAGCCTTGAAAGGTGCAGGAACAGAAAATGACCCCTGTAGAGAGGTCATTCAGTATTGGACTCTTGACGGAGAGCTGATTGTAACAAGATCACAATATGAGGAGGGCAAACGTTGAATTTGAAAAAGATAGCGTACTATCTCGGTATTACGTTGTGTCTAGCAAGTCCGCTTGCATTCGGTATATGTATGCTAATAGGGCTTGACAACACAATTCCGTTGTCTCTCATGATAACTAGCAATGTTTGCAGGATATGTTCGCTGGAAGCAGAAATGACAGAAAACACAATGAGGAGGGACAAAGCAATGAAAACGTACAAAGTAACAACAGTAGACCAGTATCATGATAAAAGGGTGTTCACAGTAGCAGCAAAGAGTCAGTACGAGGCTCTGACAAAGGCAAGTGTTATTAGTCCCCATGAGAATGTCTTGACTATCGAGGAGGTGGACTAAATGAGGTCACCTGACATTGAAATGGCAGTGCGGCTGTACTATGAAAAGCCCGAAATAACCAATGCGGATATCAAGGAGCTGTTCAGCACAGGTGAAACGCAGACTATCAAGATCAAGAAAGCTGTTAAGGAAGAAATGGAAAAGCGTGGTGTGAAGTCATGGATGCCACACTCGGTCAATACCGAGATAGCCTACGAGGTGTGGGGCATTGATATCGACAACTTCGAGAAAAGGCTTAAAAAACTCCGCACGCTTTACGGAAAGGACGTGAGAAAATGATAGCCGTACTAGAGATAATCAGATGTGCCGCAGCGGTAGCGCTCTTGGTGGTGCTTACAATGTATGTAGCGTACAGGTGGTATGTAAGCGTAAAAGAAACTGCCTACGAGGAAGCAGAGGAGAGCATAAAGCGTGCGGTGAGAGAAGCAGGCAGACCCGTGGTCAAGGTCGAAGTTGAAATGAAAGGAAAGTGGTAATGAACATTGTAGGAATACTGCTGATAACAATAGCTGTGCTTGCAGGGATAGATGTAGTGATGTATCTTGTGCTGAGCGTGGTGGATAGACACTGGGGGAAACGTTTTGAAAATGAGGAGGATAAGAACAATGAAAGTTCTGATAGCCTGTGAGGAATCTCAAGAGGTCTGCAAAGCGTTCCGTGCGAAAGGACACGAAGCGTACAGCTGCGATATTCAGATGTGTTCAGGCGGTCACCCTGAATGGCATATATGCAATGATGTTTTGGATATTATCAATGGCAATACCGATTTCTTCACCTGTGACGGCAAGCAGCATACTGTTGAAACATGGGATATGATTATCGCACACCCACCGTGTACATGCCTGACCAACGTGGCTACACGCCACTATAGTTTGAAATGCACACCTGCTGAAAAGGTGGTCGAGCGTATGAAACACCGTGAAGAATCAATAGTATTTTTTATGCAGATTGTGTCGGCGAACGCACCAAAAATTGCAGTGGAAAACCCTATAGGGCGTATGAATACTGTATTCAGAAAGGCAGATCAAATAATTCACCCATATATGTTTTCAAACGGACCGGAAGACTCAGAACAGTTTGTCACAAAGGCGACGTGTTTATGGCTAAAGGGGCTGCCTGTCCTACGGCCAACATATACAGGGGACAAGCCTGATAATGGCAAGCTGTTTGGACGATATTCTAATGGTAAATCACGCACATGGGAAGAAACACGTCATTCTGGCAAAGATCGTGCTAAGGTAAGGAGCAAAACGTTTAAAGGTATTGCTTTTGCAATGGCTGAACAATGGGGAAAGATTGAGGAGGACGAAAACGATGATAGTGATGAGAGAGGTATTTAAGAGGGACAAGCCCCTTGACAACGGCAGTGGAGCGGTAAGCCTTTGCGTGTTCCATTCAAATGTCAATCCTGGCGAGTGCGGTGCACTGACAGTAACGCCAACGAAGGACTACTGTCGCAGATGTGCGTTCTACAAGACCCGTGAGGACTTCGACAGAGGGCTTGGCGATGCCGCGAGGTCGCTCCGTGAGAAAGGGATTGAACCTGTGAAGAAGATGGACTATGACGGCAAGCAGTATATGAGCGTACAGCCGATAAGGGAGGAAGAAGAATGCTGACGAGAGAAGAAACGATAAAGGCATTTGAATGCTGCTACATGACGTATAACTGCAAAGAATGTCCGCTTGACAAGCAAGGGAAATGCTACATCAGAAATTTCGGAAAGCCAGAGGTAAACAAAGCTGTCATGCACTACCTTAAAGAAAATGAGCCTGCACCTGCGGCAACAGGCACAAGCTCGGAGGTATCTGCAAAAGAAGATACCGATAACATACAATTTAATGGTAGCACAAAAGAGCAGATTTGTCAAGCATATGATACCGCAGACAAAGCCTGTACAGATATACTCGATATCTACGAAGGAATGCCGGCATGTGAGCGTAGAGCCTTTGATATCGGAGAAGTGTACGGAAAAATATGCAGCACAAGGGATAAGCTTGAAAATATGAGAGGAGAGAACTAAAATGTCAGTAAAAATAAACTCACTTGAATTTGAGAACGTAAAGAAGATAAAAGCCGTACAGCTTGAGCCTGCAAAGAATGGGCTTACTGTTATCGGCGGTAAGAACAGGCAGGGCAAGACCTCTGTCCTTGACGCTATCGCTTGGGCACTTGGGGGAGATAAGTACAAGCCGTCCTCTCCTCAGCGTGAGGGGTCTGTTGTCGAACCGCACTTGAAGATCACCCTCGATAACGGTATAGTAGTGGAGCGTTCGGGCAAGAACAGCTCCCTCAAAGTCACCGATAGCACAGGCAAAAAAGGCGGTCAGCAGCTTTTGAACAGCTTCGTTGAACAGTTCGCACTCGACCTGCCTAAGTTCATAAATCAGTCAAGCAAGGAAAAAGCTTCAACTCTGCTGAAAATAATCGGCGTGGGTGATACGCTCTATCAGTTGGAGCATAAGGAACATTCCCTCTATGACCAGCGTACTGCTATCGGCAGGATAGCTGACCAGAAGTCTAAGTTTGCAAAGGAAATGCCTGTGTACGCAAACGTCCCTGCCGAGCCTGTTTCGGCTTCGGAACTTATCAGACAGCAGCAGGATATACTTGCTCGCAACGGCGAAAATCAGCGTAAGCGTGATCAGAAAGAATACTACGAAAAGCAGTTGGAGATTGCTAAGTCTGCCTATGAGCGTGCAAAAGCAAGCTATGAAGCGGCAGTGAACAATTTCAAGCTTGCAAGCCTTGACGCAGAAAACCTCTTGGACGAAAGCACGGCGGAGCTTGAAAAGAACATCTCAGATATCGAGGAACTGAACAAGAAGATAAGAGCAAACCTCGACAGGGAGAAAGCTGAGATAGACGCTGAGGACTACCGTTCACAGTATACATATCTCACTGAGCAGATAGAGGACGTAAGACAGGCTAAAACTGACCTGCTGGGCAGTGCCGACCTGCCCCTTGAGGGCCTTTCCGTTGAGGACGGAGAGCTGCTGTATAACGGACATAAGTGGGACAGTATAAGCGGAGCAGAACAGCTTATCGTCGCTACCTCTATCGTGAGAAAGCTCAACCCTGACTGCGGCTTTGTCCTGCTGGACAAGCTTGAACAAATGGATACCGACACCCTTGAAGACTTCGGGAAGTGGCTTGAAGCACAGGGCTTGCAGGCGATAGCCACAAGAGTTTCCACAGGTGACGAGTGCAGTATCATAATCGAGGACGGCAGGTCAATGGACAATGATAAGGAAGAAAACACAGAAACGAAAACTTGGAAAGCAGGTGCATTTTAATGTATGAGATAACATCAGGAGTTGTAAGCTCCGCACAGAAAGTCGTGATATATGGTCCTGAGGGCATAGGCAAATCCACCTTTGCGGCTCAGTTCCCCGACCCTGTATTTATTGATACTGAGGGCAGTACAAAGAAGCTGAACATCAGACGTTTCCCTAAGCCGTCAAGCTGGGAAATGCTCAAAAACGAGGTAAAGGAAGCTATGAACGGCAGGCTCTGCAAGACCCTTGTCATTGATACATTTGATTGGGCTGAACAGCTTTGCATTGAAATGATCTGCTCGGCACATCAAAAGAAAGGCATTGAAGATTTCGGCTACGGCAACGGCTATGTTTACGAGAAAGAGGAGATAGGCAAGTTTCTTAATCTCTTGCAGGAGGTAGTTGACAGCGGTATCAACGTTGTGCTCACGGCTCACGCTCAGATGAGAAAGTTTGAACAGCCTGACGAGCTGGGCGCTTATGACCGTTGGGAACTGAAACTCGGCAAGAAAACTTCTTCTCAGATATCGCCTCTTGTGAAAGAATGGGCAGATATGGTGCTGTTTGCAAACTACAAAACATATGCAGTAGCTGTGGATAAGGACGGCAAGAAGTTTAAGGCTCAGGGCGGCGACCGTGTTATGTACACCACTCATCACCCTTGCTGGGATGCTAAAAATCGTGACGGACTTCCGCCTGAAATGCCTTTTGAGTATAGTGGTATAGCTCATCTGTTTGTGTATACACAGCCTGCTGAAATGCCTAAGCCTGTGACGATGCCAAGACGTGTGCAGGAGCAGCTTGCACAGCCGAAAGCAGCACCGCAGCCCCCTCATAAGACATCAAACGCAGTGACATTGCAGCAGGCTCAGCCGACAGCTGCACCAAAGGCAGAAGAACCTCTTACTGATCTCAGCGGCTTTGAGGACGTTGCACCACCTATCGTTATCCCTGAGGGCATACCGAAAGCGCTTGCAGACCTTATGAGGGCCAACAGCGTAAGCGAATCGGATATACGCCTTGTGGTATCTCAGAGAAACTATTTCCCTTATGATACTCCTATCACAAACTATCCTGACGACTTCGTGCAGGGCTGTCTGATAGGTGCTTGGGAGCAAATGCTGCCGCTTATCAGAGAAAATCAGAAAGTACCATTTTAAAAGGAGGACAACACTATGGATAATTTTATGGAATACGGCTGGGAAGATGAGATAGTCAACGAGGGTGGGGACTTTGTCCTGCTCCCTGAGGGGGACTATGACTTCACCGTTGCAAAGTACGAACGTGCAAGACACGAGGGGTCGGCAAAAGTGCCACCCTGCAATATGGCAAAGGTCACATTCACCATTTGGGGTGCAGAGGACAGCGTGGAGATAACAGAGAACTTCTTCCTTTGCAACAAGTTTGAGTGGAAGCTCTCAGCACTTTTCCTGGCTCTTGGCTTGAAAAAGCATGGCGAGCCGCTGAAAATGAACTGGAACGCTATCACAGGCAAAAAAGGCAAGTGTCACGTCTACGTTGACAACTACAAGAACAAGGACGGTGAGGACAGGCAGTCCAACAAGATAAAGAAGCTTTATGCCTATGACGAGAATGTGACTACCGTTCAGCCTGCTCAGATGCAGACACCGCAGTATAGTCAGCCTGCTCAGACAGGGGGCTGGAAAGCCGGTGCGTTCTGATGATGAATTTAAGACCATATCAAAACGAGGCTAAGCTTGCTATACTCGAACAATGGTCTGAGGGAATAAACAAAGTCCTTGCAGTTCTGCCGACAGGAACGGGAAAGACAATACTTTTCTCGGCTGTTACGGAAGAATGTGTGCGGCAGGGTAAGCGTGTGCTTATCCTTGCCCACAGGGGCGAACTGCTCGACCAGGCGGCTGACAAGCTTATGAAGTCAACAGGGCTTGGCTGTGCCACCGAGAAAGCAGAGCAAAGCTGTTTAGGCTCTTGGTATCGTGTGGTAGTAGGCTCAGTTCAGACCCTTATGCGTGAGAAAAGGCTCAAAGGCTTTTCGGAAAATTACTTCGATACCATTATCATTGACGAGGCTCATCACGCTATCTCAGACGGCTATCAGAGAGTGCTTGACCATTTTCCTGAAGCTCAGGTACTCGGGGTGACGGCTACACCCGACAGGGGCGATATGAAGAACTTAGGCTCGGTGTTTGACAGCCTTGCATATGAATACACCCTGCCGCAGGCTATCAAAGAGGGATATCTTTCACCTATCAAGGCTATAACCATACCGCTGAAACTTGACCTTTCAGGAGTATCAACTCAGGCAGGAGATTTCAAGGCAAGTGATATCGACACGGCACTTGACCCTTATCTTTATCAGATAGCTGATGAAATGCTCAAATACTGTAAGAAACGCAAGACAGTTGTGTTCCTGCCGCTTGTCAAGACCTCTCAGAAGTTCCGTGATATCCTTATCAGCAAAGGTTTCAACGCCGCTGAGGTCAACGGAGAAAGCACAAACAGAGCGGAGATATTAGAAGCTTTCGACAAGGGCGAATACAACGTGCTGTGCAACTCAATGCTCCTCACAGAGGGCTGGGACTGTCCGTCAGTTGACTGTGTTATCGTGCTAAGACCAACAAAAGTGCGTGGGCTTTACTGTCAAATGGTAGGCAGAGGCACAAGACTTTGCGAGGGAAAGACAGAGCTTTTACTGCTGGACTTCCTGTGGCACACAGAACGCCACGAGCTTTGCAGACCTGCACACCTTATCTGTCAGAATGAAGAGGTCGCTGAGAAAATGACCGAAAATCTTGCCAATGAGGCAGGCTGTGCAGTAGATATCGAAGAGGCAGAAAAACAGGCAAGCGAGGACGTTGTGGCACAGCGTGAAGAGTCTTTGGCAAAGCAGCTCAAAGAAATGAAAACACGCAAGCGAAAGCTCGTTGACCCTTTGCAGTATGAAATGTCAATACAGGCTGAGGACTTGTCCTCTTATGTTCCTGCCTTTGGCTGGGAGTGCGCTCCTGCTACCGACAAGCAGAAAGCAAAGCTCGAAAAGCTGGGCATTTTCCCTGACGATATAGACAACGCAGGCAAAGCAAAGCTTATCCTTGACCGACTTGAAAAGCGCCGCAATGCAGGACTTACCACACCAAAGCAGATAAGGCTGCTTGAAAGCAAAGGTTTTGAACACGTCGGCTCTTGGAGCTTTGACGCTGCAAGCAGTATGATAGCCCGTATTTCTGCCAATGGTTGGAGAGTGCCGAGAGATATCGACCCGAAAACATACACACCTGAGAACTAAGGAGAAGTGAATGGATAACACAAATTTGCTTAAAATGCTTGAATACATAGACCCTGCAAACTGCGATTATCAGGAATGGGTCAACGTGGGAATGGCTCTCAAGCACGAGGGCTATTCCGTGAACGACTGGGACAGTTGGTCGAGGTCAGACAGCCGTTATCACAGCGGTGAGTGCGAACGCAAATGGCAGAGCTTTAACGGCAATGCTCAGCCTGTGACCGCAGGAACTATCGTGCAAATGGCTAAGGAACGTGGATACAGCCCCAGAGAGTTTCAAGCATATGACTGGGACGGCGAGATAGTTGCAGAAGAAAGCAGTCCCCTTGTAAACGGCGGTGAGGGCATACCGATCACCGAGCCTGCCCAATGGGATCCTGTCAAGGAGATAGTCACCTATCTTGAAACACTCTTTGAGGCAGGAGAGAACGTGGGCTATGTTACGCAAACGTGGGAAACAGAAAAGGACGGCAAGACCAAGTATCTGCCCACAAAAGGGTGCTGTGACAGGACGGCAGGGGAACTTATCAAGAGGCTTGGCGAATGTAACGGCGACATTGGTGCGGTATTTGGCGACTACAAGGAAGAGGCAGGAGCGTGGATCCGCTTCAATCCTCTTGACGGCAAGGGCGTAAAGAACGAGAATGTAACAGACTACCGCTATGCTCTTGTTGAAAGCGACAGTATGCCAATAGAACAGCAGAATGCTGTGATGAGAGAGCTTGAACTTCCTATCGCTGTGCTTGTATACAGCGGTGGAAAGAGCGTTCACGCTATCGTCAAGATAGACGCTCCCAACTATGATGAATACCGCAGGCGTGTTGATTTTCTTTACAAGGTCTGCAAGGAAAGCGGTCTTGACATAGATAAACAAAACCGCAATCCCTCACGTCTTAGCCGTATGCCGGGCGTGATGAGAAACGGCAAGAAACAGTTCATCATTGACAAGAACATAGGCAAAGAAAGCTTTTCGGAATGGAAAGATTACATAGAAAGTATCAATGATGATCTCCCCGACCCTGAGAGCCTGAGTGCTGAGTGGGATAACCTGCCTGAGCTTGCACCACCACTTATTGACGGCGTTCTCAGACAGGGTCACAAAATGCTCATTGCAGGTCCGTCAAAGGCAGGCAAGTCATATGCTCTTATCGAGATGTGCGTGGCGATAGCTGAGGGTGTCAAGTGGTTTGGCTGGCAATGCACCAAAGGAAAGATACTATACGTCAACCTAGAGCTTGACAGAGCATCTTGTCTGCACCGCTTCAAGGACGTGTACACCGCCATGCACCTAGAGCCTGAAAACCTCAACAGCATAGACATATGGAACTTGCGAGGTCACAGCGTGCCAATGGACAAGCTTGCACCAAAGCTTATACGCCGAGCAAGCAAGAAGAATTACATTGCCGTGATAATAGACCCTATCTACAAGGTCATAACAGGTGACGAGAACTCAGCAGACCAAATGGCACACTTTTGCAACCAGTTCGACAAGGTATGCACAGAGCTTGGCTGTGCGGTCATATACTGCCACCACCACTCAAAGGGAGCGCAGGGCGGTAAGCGTTCAATGGACAGAGCCAGCGGTTCAGGAGTATTCGCCCGTGACCCTGACGCACTTCTTGACCTTTCAGAGCTTGACATTTCAGACAGCCTTTACAAGCAGCAGGAGGACGAAACTGTTTGCCGTATCTGTGAGGACTGGATGAGGAGATTTTACAGAAATACTGATGACCTTTGTTCACAGGACGATCTTGTTACGCCGTCAAAAATGCTTGAGATAACGCACAAGCACCTGCACCCGAACTCATACAAGCTTATGATGGCCGACATAGACAAGGCTAAGCTTGCGGTAAGAAACCGTACTGCATGGCGTATAGAGGGTACTCTGAGAGAGTTCCCGAAATTTGCTCCCCTCAATATGTGGTTTGATTATCCTGTTCACAAAGAGGATACTGTGGGCGTGCTTAAAGACTGCGAGGTAGAGGACATCACACCGAATTGGAAAAAGAATTTCAGCAAGAAGAAGACTAATGAAGACCGCAGCAAGGAGCGCAAGGAGAGCATTGAAACAGCTTTCAGCGGTGTGCAGGAGAACGGCAAGTGCCGCATTTCTGAGCTGGCGGAGTACATAGGAAAGAGCGAAAAGACCGTTGGAAGATACCTCAAAGAGCATGGGGGCTTTTGGATAGAAGAGGGAGAATGCGGCTTAAAAGCTCAGTAGACAGACAAGACAAAATCGAATTTTTGAACTTTAGACAGACAGAAAAAAATCGAAAAAGTGTCAGGACAAAATCGAACTTTTTTCTTGTCGGACAATATCGAAAATTACCGAGTTTGTCGGGCGGACAGACAAAGTATATTATATATAATATATTTTTGACCGCCTAAAGGACGGCGGTCAAAATATTATAAGCAAATATAAACCGCACCCGACACGAAAGGAGTAGACTTTATGCGAGGCAAAAACATTAATTATGATTTTTTGAACTGTGCGAGAAAAATGCCGCCGCTCAGACATACTACATCAGAAACTTTTGATATTACTCAAAGTGAGGTCGCAAGGTGGTTGGTATCTCAGCCTGATATAATGCAGAAGATTTTTGATATGGCTGCAAATCACAAGATGATAAGCTATGACCAAACTACACGGACTTGGAGAGGAGCAGATAACAATGACTGAATTTTTTATGGCGATGATACCGCCGACAGCTACAGCACAGGAACACAAGGTGGCAGTGAGAAACGGCAAGCCGATATTTTATGACCCGCCCGATGTCAAGGCGGCAAAAGAAAAGCTCACGGCAAATCTTGCAAGGCACAGACCGCCTGAGAAATACATCTGTGGAATAAGGCTGATAACGAAGTGGCTGTTTCCGAATGACGGCAAGCACAAGGACGGAGAATACAAGACCAGCAAGCCTGATACAGACAACCTGCAGAAGATGTTCAAGGACTGCATGACAAAGCTTGACTTCTGGACAGACGACCAGCTTGTGGCGAGCGAGATATGCGAAAAGTTCTGGGCGGACATACCTGGCATTTATGTGAGGATAGAGGAGCTATGACGATACACGAAGTAAAGAAAAGTCTTGGACGCAGGGTGAGCTACAACGGCTCTGACTGCTACGAGCTGACAGGGTGCATTATCCGCAAGAGCAGTAAGACAGGTCAGTTCTTCTATCAGGCAGAGATCGCTGACAAGACTTGTGGCAATACGTTGGTGTATTGTAGGCTGGAGGAGTTGAGGTGTGAGGAGGCAAAAGAATGAAAACACATGATCTGAAACTTAGCATAGAATTTTGTGACGCTGTTCTGAGCGGTGAGAAAACTTTTGAGGTCAGAAAGAATGACAGAGGTTTTCAGACAGGAGATCTGATAAGATTTATACCGACTGACGGAACGTCTTATCGTAGCTCAGACGGCACAGTAAGAGAACACGCAAAACACGAGATATCAGGACATACATACAAGATAACATATATCCTCAACGGCTGGGGAATAAAGAATGGGTATGTTGTGATGGGAATTAAGGAGATAAAATGCAATAACTGCGTATTTTATCATACTTGTTACAAACGGAATGTAGTTTGTGATGATTACAGACCTAGACAAACTGAGGAGGATTAACATGAACAAGAAAGAAATTAACGAGATTAAGAGAACATTCAGCGACGACTGTGGACTTTTCACAGTAAACCACGTTGTTACCGCATTTGTGGACGCTGAAAAGAATATAAAGTGCAAGACCAATCAGCTTTACAACACCATTCCGCAGGACGAGGCGGAGCTGATAATGATAAACCTGAAAAAGGTACTCAGCGGCTCTATCGGCAAAAATCTGCTAGAATATTCGTTCCCTAAGGACGCCTACCTTGAGGGTGGCGCACAGCCTTTCATGTATGAAACACTGCAAAGCAAGCTTCTTGATGAGGAAAAGGTTGATAATTTTCTGAATGCCATTGTGGAAAAGGTGGAGTATGTGTCAACATATACCATTTTCATGGCACATTGTACATATTCTGTGCTGAAAAAGAACAAAATGGACGAGTTTGAGGACGAAGCTGACACTGATTATAACTTTATTGTGACAGCTCTTTGCCCTGTAAATCTGCGTATTGACGGGCTTGTGTATGATGAGCAGGACAACTCTATCGCTAAGAAAGAGTCATGCGACAGAATTGTTGAGCTTCCAAGCGATGGCTTTTTGTTTCCTCTTTTCAATGACCGTGCACCTGATATCAACGGAGTGCTTTACTACACGAAAAACGCAAAAAAGCCGAATACTTCTGTTGTTGAGGAGCTTTTGGGCTGCGAGTTCTCAATGACCTGTCAGAACGAAAAGGAAACTTTCAAGGATATCCTCACAAGCGTTGTGGGTGATGAGCTTGACTATGATCTTATCACCGCAGTGAACGATAAGATTTCCACGTTCGTTGACCAGAACGCTCACGAGACCAAGATGCCGACCATAGACGAGCATAAGCTTTCATCTATCTTGTGGGAGGCAGGCGTAAGTCAGGATAAACTGGAAAAGTTGCATGGTGTGTATGAGAACGCTATGCACGGCAAGGTTTTCAGGGCTGTCAATCTGGTGGAGGATAAGGTAACGATATCAGGAATGGGATTCAAGATGACCGTAGACAATTATCACAAAGGTGACGTATCTACAGCAATAGGCAAAGTTATTTTCGGTGTTGCTGATACGGCTGTTGACGTGAATGGTATCGGTATTAAAATGGACGGTGTTGCTAATGGCTGACCCAATGACCATGTCACGTCTGAAAGCCTACCGCAGGAACGCCTCAGCCATTGAGGACATCAAGGCAGAGCTTTCAGGCAAGTACGTTGCCGACAGTATCAGCGTATGCACTCCGCCGTCCTACACACCACACAGCACACGCATAGACGGCTTTCTGCCAAGTGGCGATACACTTTCACTGCTGTGCGAGCAGGCACGGTTAGAGCGTGAGCAGAGGGCTGTGGAGGAGTTTATCAAGGGGATAGAGGACTATCAGACACGGCGAATGTTCGTGCTGAAATTCATCAAGGGTAAGACGTACTTGCAGATAGCTATGCAGGTTAGTGGTGGGAGAATGTCGGAGAGCTGTATCAAAATGCGTATACAAAGATATTTGCAAAAAACATGATAAATGTGACGTTTGTGACTTTTCACTATGTTATAATTTAAACTGAGGAAAGTGTAGATGTACCTCAGACTTGTACTTTCATTGAAGTCACCTCCAATTTTCTAAGCCCCGTAAGGGGCTTATGCAGGTCGAGAGCGTGCCAGCTCAACATCTGCTCCACCATTTACAAAACTCCTTATAATATTTTCACAAGAGGCACTCCAAACGGGGTGTCTTTTGCGTTGTGTCGCAAAAAGTTCATAAATGTCGAATTTTTGATATGTTGCATAAAAAAGGTAATTGACTTTTATGCAGTATATAGAAATTCGGTGCATTTCGTTGATTTTCGCTCTGATTAGTGATATTATTTAAGAAATATTATTATGAGGAGTGATTGTACTTGGTAGTCAAATTTAATGGTAATAAACCGTTTAAAATGGAGGAACATCAAACCAATAAACTTACTACAAAATGTTTTTTATGTGGACAACAGGCAAAAAGCCGAATATTTTATGATGGATTTGAGAATGGAAATTGCATATGTTATAATTGCGAAGATCAGCTAAAAGGAATGTTTAAAGATTATTTATTAGCAGAATCAAACTTCAACAAAACAGCACTTGAAGAATTAGTGGAAGGATTACGCAATGAAACTATAACGCAGTTAGATAGTCAAATTCATAAAGAAGGCTATAAATATGCCCAAGAGGTTAGCATTGTAGATGATTTCGATGATACATTAACCCTTCAAGAAGTTCAACAGAATAATATATTTTATTCGATAAAATATCAATTTTGTTATAACAAAATGATAAATTATATGAAGAATAAATATAATGAAGACCCTTATATAGTCAGATTTTTTGAAACTACGGATTACTATGACCCTGAGGGTTTGTATAGAAGAGATACAAATGCTATATGTGGCATTGCAAAAATATATAATAACGGAACCACGGTTATTTTTGGCGATTTAAAAGTTGTTTTGGATAGATCGAAATATAACCAATAAAATTAATAATATTGAGTGTTCAAAGCCCCACTAAATCGGGGCTTTTTTCATACCATAAAGAAAGGACGGTGCCCTCATGACAGCACGGCAAAAGAAATTTGCAGAATACTATGCTCAGAGCGGCAACACCGTTCAGAGTGCTATAAAGGCAGGATACAGCGAGAAGTATGCGAAAGCTGACGCCTGCAAAATCCTAGATAATCCTAGTGTTGCGGAGTATATCCGTGTGCTGTCCGAGAAAGCTCAGGACGAGCGTATAATGACCGCTAAGGAGAGGCAGGCACTCTTGTCTGATATCGCAAAGGACGGCAAGAATGACCCTGCTGACCGTATCAGAGCCGTCGATACCCTCAACAAAATGACAGGGGAATATGTGGCTAAGATACAGGCGGAGGTCAAGACCTCCGAAAAGCTTTCAGACGTTTTCGCTCAGATAGGCGGTGAGGGGCTTGACGAGTAAGTTTCCCCTGTCGCAGAAGTATATGGACTTCATCAACAGCGTTCGAGGTGTGTCTGCGGATTTTCTTGAGGGGACTACCGCAAGCGGCAAAACAACTGTGGGCGCAGGAATAAAGTTCATGCGTATGGTGTCGGCAAGCCGAAAGAAACTTCACGTCATTGCCGCTAAGACTACGGGAAAGGCTGAGGAAACTATCATTCAGCAGGATAACGGCATTCTTGACCTGCACACCAATGCTCGGTACTTCGGCAACGGTGATAAGGACTACAAACTGCCGCATATCAAGTTTGAGGGCAAGATAATCTATGTTCTGGGATATGACAACAAGGATAAGTGGGAAATGGTGCTGGGCGCTCAGTTCGGCTGCGTGTATATCGACGAGATAAATACCGCTGATATCGAGTTTGTCCGTGAGATGTCAACCCGTAACGATTACCTTATGGCGACCCTCAACCCTGACGACCCCTCTCTGCCTGTGTATAAAGAGTTTGTCAACCGCTCACGTCCGTATCAGAAATACGCCTGTGACGTGCCTGCGGAGATAATGAAAGAGCTTACAGAAGAACCTGTACCCAATTGGCGGTACTGGTTCTTTACTTTTCGTGATAATCTTTCACTTACCGATGAGGATATCAAACGGAAAATGGCTGCCGCTCCGAAAGGCACAAAGCTGTATAAAAACAAGATACTCGGTCTGAGAGGACGTGCAACAGGGCTTGTGTTTGACCTGCAAAAGCGAAATATCTTGACAGCAAAGCAGGCGAAAGCTTTCAATTATGTGTACTTCTCAGCAGGGCTTGACACCGCTTACTCGCAATCCTCACCTGACATCATAGCGTTCACCTTTGTGGGCATAACGGCTGACAGAAAATGCGTCACTCTTGACGAGGAAGTGTATAACAATCGTGACAGACAAGTACCTCTCACACCCTCCGACATACCGAAAATATTCACGGTGTTCTTGGAGAAAAACCGCAGGACGTGGGGCTTTGCACGAGATGTGTATATCGACAGCGCAGATCAGGCGACCATACTTGAATGTCAGAAGTTTGGACGGCTCACAGGCAGCATATATAATTTTATCCCGGCATTCAAGAAAACGAAAATAATCGACCGAATACACTTGCAGTCAGCTTGGCTGGCGGCAGGTGATTTTTATATCCTTGAGCATTGCAAGGAGTACGCAGGCGAGCTTAACATATACAGTTGGAAAGAGGATAAGGCTGAGCCGGAGGACGGCAACGACCACCTTATCAATTCCTGCCAGTATGCTTGGCTGCCGTATCGTGACAAGATAGGAAGTGTGAAGATTGACTAAATTCAGCATAGGAAGCAAGGTGAAAAATATGATAAGAAACTGGCTTGATATCCAGCCTGCACCCGAATACAGCATAACTATAACAGAGAAAACAGGTTTTATGACAGATGTGATAAGGTCGCAGCTTTGGTATCGTGGTGACGCCGCAGAACTTTCACAGTTCTTTCGTCAGCTTAACTTAGGCACTAATTCATTCTGGAGCAGCGTCCCTGAGAATGAAAAGATACGCAAGATACATAGCGGTCTGCCTGCAATAATCGCCGATACGCTGTCATACATTGTCTATTCTGATATGGACGATATCAAGGTCACAGGGAACAAAGCAAAGGCTGATTTTGAGAATATTTCCGAGCATATAGACTTCACAGAGCTGACAGGCAAGGCAATAGTTACCGCCCTTGTTGACGGCGACGGAGCTTTCAAGATATCTGTCGATACTGAGCTTTCTGATACGCCGATAGTCGAGTTTATCGGTGCTGACAAAGTGGAGTATAACTTTGTACGAGGTCTGCTGAACGAGGTCGTTTTTCATTCTGTGCATTATGCAGGCTCAAAGAGATTTCACCTTGAAGAGCATTACGGCAAGGGATACATAGAAAGCCGTCTGTATGACGATAACGGTCACGAGGTCGGTTTGGACAACGTGCCTTGCCTTGCACCGATACCTTCCCGAACTGAGTTGGATGGCGAGTATATAATGGCTGTGCCGCTGAAATTCTTTTCATCACGAAAATATCCGAACAGGGGCAAGAGCATTTTTGACGGTGGTAAGTCTGATTGCTTTGACGCTTTGGACGAGGTGATCTCACAATGGTGGGACGCTATCAGAGCCGGCAGGGTAAAGCAGTATATCCCCGAAAGCATGATACCTAGAGATCCTGCAAGCGGTAAGCTTAAAGCGCCTAACCAGTTCGGCAACAGTTACATAAGCATTGCCCCACCGCTTTCGGCAGAGGGTGCAGCGCCTAAGATAGAAGTAGTTCAGCCTGATATCAAGTATGAAGCGTTTGTGGCAAGCTATACGAATTGCCTGCTTATGTGTCTGCAAGGGCTTGTATCTCCTGCCACGCTTGGCATAGATGTGGGCAAGATGTCAAGTGCGGACGCTCAACGAGAGAAGAAAGACGTCACAGGCAACACCCGAAACACTATCACAACGGCTCTTGAAAAGGCTCTGCCGCAGCTTGTTTCTGCAGTGCTTATGACCTATGACAATATGCAGGGCAAAGCCCCTGAGACTTATGAGGTGACAGTTGACTTCGGCGAGTACGGTGCGCCTGACTTTGACAGCAGAGTTGAGACTGTGGGCAAGGCAAGCACATATGGTATTATGTCAGTTGAAACGCAGGTGGAGGAGCTGTGGGGCAGTTCTAAAGAGGACGATTGGAAAGCCGCAGAGGTCAAGCGGATAATGCAGGAAAAGGGGCTTACAGAGGGTGAGCCTACTGCGGTAGGTGATGAGTACGGTCCTCGCCCGGACGGGGCATTATAGTTTCCGTACATTTGAATTTGTTTAACCCCTGTTGCTATCAACTACTTGGAGGTGGTCAGTATTCTCAGCTTCAAAGACATCGCAAAGATATTTGAGGAGATAGAGCTAAGGCTCATATCTTCGTTGAAACGCAATCTCAAAAGGCACAAGGCGGAGGAACAGCGTTACGGCTTTGAATGGTCTGCTTGGCAGGCTGAGAAACTGAAAAATATGGAGAACTTCCGCCGTGAAAACCTTGACATCATGAACGAGTATGTTGACGTTATCAACGATCAGACAAGACAGCTTATGACGGAGCAGTTCCAAGAGGGTCAGCAGCAGGCACAACGGAGTGCCCAGGAGCTTTCTGACGAGCCTATAACGCCTATCCCAGACAAGCATTTCTTTGGCGTGAACGAAAAGAAAATGGCAAAGCTTATGGAAGACGTCACCACCCTTGAAAAGACCGCTGAAACAGCCGCTCTGCGAATGACAGACGACATTTACAGGCAGACTTTGAACAGAGTACAGCTTGCAATGGGAACAGGCTCTATGACGCTTAACGAGGCTATCGACCTTGCCACAAAGGACTTTCTTGACAAGGGTATAAACTGTATCGTATACGCTGACGGCAAGCGAGTGAACATTGCCGACTATGTGCGAATGGCTCTTAGGACAACTTCCACAAGAGCAGCGTTGCAGGGTGCGGCGAAACGCTTTGCAGAGCTTGGGTATGATACTGTGCTTGTGTCGCAGTATGGCGGCTGTTCAAAGACCTGTGAGCCTTGGCAAGGTCAAGTATACATTGATGATGTATTCACGGTATGGGAGGGGGAAAAGGACGAGTTTCAAGGCAAGTCAAATTACTGCGGTGAGTGGTTTTGGCTGCTGTCATATGCCGTAAAGAACGGGCTTTTCCACCCCAACTGCCGCCACACAATGACACAATACATACACGGCAGAACGCAGATACCTGAGCCGATACCGGTGGAGAAGATAAAAGAGCAGCGAGAGCTTGAGCAGAAACAACGTGCAATGGAGCGGAAAGTCCGCAAGCTAAAACGCTTTGCGGCAGGCACCTGCGACCCTGATACAGCAAAGGAATACCGCCGAAAACTCAGGCAGGCTCAGCAGGAATTAAAGGCGTTCGTTGAGGAGCATAATGAGGTGCTGCATAGGGATCATAGCAGGGAGAAGTATTATGGTGGTGGTGTTGACAAATCGGGAAAAAGTGGTATAATAGAGGTAGACAAAGATACGTTGAAAAAATATCTTGGAAAACCGATAACACAAGCTGACAGTCAGCATGTTCGTGAATGGTATTATGCAAATGTAACGGATATCCCTAATCAGATAGATAAAACAAAACCCTTTGAAGAACAGGTCAAGCAGGCTTTTGAACTGAGAAATTACTATAAACACGAAGCTCGCGTTGCTATGTCTGATAAGAAAACGGCTATGATGCTTGATGAAAAACGTCCTGCACCAACGTTTGAAAAGTTATTAAAGGATAAAATGAAGCGCAAGAACATGACAAAAGACGAAGCTTTAAAAGATATTTTAGAAACTGCGTCAAAAACAAATGACGAAGTAAACAAGAACTACGGCTTATAAAGGAGGGCTTGATATGACAAAATTTGATTATACGATTTTCAAGGATAATAGTCAAAGTGAGTTTAAAAAAGCTTGCAAACTGATCGAGCGTAGTTTTCCTGACGCAAAGAAAAATAAGCTGTTAATTGATGTTGACGGCTCTACGATTCAGACATATACAAAAGACGGTAAGGACATTGATGTATATGATGATTATGACGTTGGGGCTGTGTTCGTTAAATCAGAAATAGATCTTGATAATATTTTTTCTTGACCGCTCCGCTACGGCGAGGCGGTATTTTTATACCCAAATATCGGAACTAAGCACCTTAACGGGTGCTTTTTTCATACACAAATTTAAGAAAGCGAGGTCAGAAAATGGACGAGAAAAAGAAACTCCCTGATGAGGAGGAGAAGAAAACTCCCGACACTCACGAGGAGAAAAAGGACGAGCCAAAGGCTGAGGAAAAGCCTGCGGACAAGGCAGATGAGAACTCTGCCGACAAGGAACAGCCTTCGGTGGACGATAGTCAGGCTGACGAGAACGGTGAGGGTGCTGATAAGCCTGCGGAAGATAAGCAGAAACAGCCAAGCGAGGATAAGTCCGACAAGCAGGACAATGCCGAGAACGCACCTGACGAAAAAGATCAGGAAATACTCAGACTCAAAACTCAGATAGCCGCTATGCAGCTTGGTATCAAACCCGACTGTATCGAGGACGCCGTTGCGGTGGCTGAAAGCTATGTGAGAAACGGCAGTCAGCAGGATATCAACGCCGCCCTTTCTGCGGTGGTGAAGAAGTATCCAGATATGAAAAGCGAGGGTGGCAAAAAGTCCGACGGCAAAAAGCAGGGCGGTTTCAAGGTCGGTGCAGGATCTTCGGATTCTGATGAAAAGAAGCCACAGAGCAAACCAACAGCGCAGAAACGCTGGAACAAATTCAAGTAAAAACAGGAGGAATGAATCATGCCAAATCTTAATTACGCAGAAGTATGGAACCCCGAACTCTTGGAGATAAGGATCCAGGAAACACTGTCAAGCCCGTTCATCACACAGAACGTTAGGTGGCTTGACGCAAAGACTTTCCACTTCACACAGATGTCAACATCAGGCTACAAGAGCCACAATAGAAACGGCGGTTGGAACACAGGTAAGTATGTTCAGACGGACGTGCCTTTCACTCTTACACACGATCGTGACGTTGAGTTTCTTGTGGATAAGGCTGACGTTGACGAAACGAACTCATCAGCGTCTATCAAGAATATCTCAGAGGTATTTGAGAAAACACAGTCTGCTCCAGAAACGGACGCTCTGTTCTTCTCAAAGACAGCTCAGAGAGCGGCAGGACTTGAGGGCTATCACTCATCAACAGCCGCTTCATCATACACAAAGGGTAACGTGTTCGACAAGCTCAAAGGCTTTCTTTCAGCAGGCAAGCTGAGAAGATACAAGTCTAACGGCTCGCTCATTATGTATGTGACTTCCACAATTATGGACCTGCTTGAGCAGTCTGACAAGTTCACGAGAAAGATAGAAATGACACAGATCGCAGAGGGAGGACTTGGTCTTAGAACAAGAGTGACCGACATTGACGGTGTGCCTATCATGGAGGTCATTGATGATGAGCGTTTCTATGACCGCTTCAACTTTGACCCTGAGGACGGCGGCTTTGAGCCTTGCACTGCAAGCTATGTAAAGACCGCTGATACCGATATCGTGAGCGACAAGGAGTATTACACCGAATCAAGCGGTTCTTACACTAAGGTATCAGGCACACCTAGCAAGTCTGCACTTGATACATATTATGAAAAGGTCGCAGGTTCGCATAAGATAAACGTGCTTATCGCAACACCTGAGACCACAAAGATAGTACCTAAGATCAACAGCATTTACAGCTTTGCTCCGGGCGGACACACAGAGGGTGACGGCTGGCTCTATCAGAACAGAGCGTTCTCAGATGTTTTCACTTTCCCGAACGGCAAGGACGGAAAGATAGACAGCATTTACGCTGACGTTGACACAGCAGAGTACAGCGAGTAAGGGGTGAGGGATATGTACCTCACCCCTACTGAGTTTTGCAATATCTGTCCTGAGTGTGATATCTCCGAAGAACAGTTCTCAGCTATACTGCAAAGGGCTGAAAGCGATATCGACACGCTGACTTTCAACCGCATAACAGCAGAGGGCATTGACAGCTTTACAGACTTTCAGAGAGAGCGTATAAAGCGTTCCACAGCCTTGCAGATGAAATTCATCTATGACAATTCGGAGCTGTTAGAAAGCCCTCTGAGCGCTTACAGCATAAGCGGAGTTTCAATGTCATTCGATAAGTCAAAGGTGGTATCTCTTGACGGCGTTATCACAACACGTCAGGTCTACAATGTGCTTATGCAGACAGGACTATGTTACAGGGGGCTGATGTGATGAAGTTTCCTCAGCTTGTACCTGAAAGGGTATGCAAAACGCCCTGCAAGGTCTATCGAACGGACGGACTTAATCGTGACGGCTCAAAGAAGCAGACGGTCATATTTGAGGGCAAATGCTTTCACTCTGAGAAGTCAAGGCAGGAATTATCCGCAGAGAAACAGCTTATAACCTTGTCAGGCGAGGCTCTTTTCTGCGGAGATATCGCCCCTGATAACGCTGTTATAGAGGGCTATGCGGTCATAGGCGGCAGGACGTACAAGATATATGGCTCTGAGAAAGCCAAAGACCCTGACGGCAGGGTGAATTACACAAGATTGGAGCTGATATAATGGGCATTGAAATAAAGCTTGATGTGCAGGCGATAAAGGCTATCGAGGACGCCGCTGTGAAGTCCGCTGAGGTGGCTATGGAGCAGGTGAGGACAGACCTTGTAAGTGCTCAGACAATGCCGTTCGATACAGGCGATATGCAGGATAACCAGACCTTTGTCCACGCTGACGAAAGCGGTGCAAGCCTTGTGACAGGCTCTCCGCAGGCAAGACGTTTGTACTATCACCCTGAGTATCATTTTCAGAAAGGCAATAACCCTAACGCAGGTGCGGCTTGGCTTGAGCCATATATCACAGGCAGTAAAAAGGACCTTGCCAAAAATGAGTTTGTGGCAGAATTCAAAAAGAGGACAGGCGTATGACTTTACTTAACATAGCGGATATGCTGAGCGATATCCTCACATTCGAGGACGTGTACGCAGGCACTATTGACGGCAACCTTGACAAGTGCATAGGCGTGTACAACGCAAAGACCTCAAAGCCGCAGCGTATCTGCATAGGCGGAAAAGCCTGCACCAAAACACTTGAAAAACATATATCGGTGCTTATCCACTGGACTGATAACCCCACGCAGGCAGAGATAAAGGCTCAAAGCGTTCTTGATATCCTATCCGATATCCGTCAGTATAAGGGTGACGGCTTTACGGTAAAGTATCTCGAATGCAAAGAGTCTGTTTCTGTTGGCAGGGACGAGCGAGGCGTGTGTGAATATGTTATCGAGGCAACAGTATATTACGAAAGGAATGAATGAGTATGGCAAACACAACAGGAGTTTATCCCGTATATGACAACCAGTTCAAGATAGACAAGACAGGCGGCGACGGTTCGACAGAGAGCAATCTTGTGACTATTGCCGATATGGAGAGCTTTTCAGTATCCATTGACGGCAATATCGAGGAGTGGAAGCCTTTTGATCAGCAGGGGTGGACAAGACGTTTGCTCACTGGTAAGTCTATCACTATCAGTATCTCAGGCAAGAGAAACGTCGGTGACGCAGGCAATGACTACATCGAGAGCCTTGCACTCAAAACAGGTGCTGCGGCGACCACAACCCTTGTGTGGAATTTTCCAAGCGGAGCAAAGCTTGTTATCAAGGGCGTTGTCAGCGTAACAGAATGGGGCGGCGGAGATTCGACAGCAGTTGCACCGCTTGCGTTCGACTTTGCCTCTGACGGCAAGCCTGAGTTTACTGAGGCAGCAGCATAAACAACAATATTTGACAAGAAAAACTATCTGTGATATAATAACTTTGGGTACTGCAAATAACGGTAGGCGGTTTAAATAATCCTCCAAAAGCCTCATGGCTAAGGAGGTGAGCGACACATGAGCGTTATGGAAGTCTTAACTTTACTTCTACTTATAACAAACATAATTGGGCTTGTGCTCAATGTCTGCAATAAAAAGAAATAACCGCCCTTCTGCCAAAGGACGGTTATAATTTAAATTGACCAACCGGAGGTAAACCGCTTATCGCAGTACCTCTCTTTATGTTCATTATATCACAGCAAAACAATAATGTCAAGCACTTCGTTCACAGCGGAGTGCTTTTCTTATACCCAAAATCAGAAAGGATAATAACTATGGCAAAGATGTATACACTCGACAGCAAGCTTCTTACAGGTACACCTGAGATAAGAGTAGGCGACAAGGTCTACCCTGTGGACGACAGGCAGAAAACTGTCAAGAAGATACTTGACATCTGCGACAAGAACGCTGAAAAGAAAGACCTTGATATGATAGACGAGGTTTTCAAGCTTGCGTTCGCACCAAAGGACTACAAGGAGATAGAGGCAATGAATATGCCTTGGGCGGCATATCAGCAGCTTTTCACTCTTGTTATCTCAGCGGTAACAGGCGAGGACGCAGAAAAGACAGAGGCTCGATTTCCGCAGGAAAACGCAGAGTAAGTTTGAAGAAAGCTGGTACGATCTTGACTATGACCGAGAGCTTATCATACAATCCATTGCAAAGCAGTACAATATCCTGCCCTCAGAGCAGGAAAATCTGCATTACAGCGATTGGTACAGGCTCGTTGCAGGGATTATGCACGATACGCCGCTGGGTCAGATCGTTCGTATCAGGAGCGAAGACAACAAGGATATCATAAAGAATTTCGATAGGTATGAAAAGCAGATACGCTCAGAGTGGACGGCGTTCAGAAGTCAGAAAGCAAAGGAAACGTTCACGGAGCAGGACAAGCTTGAAACTGCGAGATACTTTGAAAGGCTGTTCAAGGGAATGTTCGGAAAGGCAGGTGATAAGTAATGGCAGACGGAGCAAGCGTTGGTGTTATATCTCTTGACCTTGTGATAAAAAACAAGGTGCAGGAGCAGCTTGACAAGATATCTGCAAGCATACAGAACGGCTTTTCAAAGCCAGTAGAACAGGCAGAGAAAGCTGTTGAGAACGCTATGGATAAGACTAATAAAGCCATAGACGAGGGCTTTGGCAGTGCGTCGGAGATCGCTCAGAAGAGTATGCAGGAGGCTGTTGAAAAGGCAATGGCTGAGTATGATAAGCTGGGCAAAAAGGCGCAGGAAGCGGCAGGGCAAACAGATAATATCAAGCCTAAAACTGTTCAGGTGAACTATGACCCCGAGTATGACACTACAAAGGTCGAAGCTGAGGTCAATGAACTAACGGATAAGATAGTTCAGAAAATGCAGGACAAGACTAAATCAAGTTCTGCGAAGATAAGTCAGACAGCAGCGGAAACGGCAAACAAGTCAGCCGAAAGCGTTTCAGAGCAGACAACAAAAATGGACGATATTATCGCAGGCTTTGCTGAAAGTGCCGTGCAGAAAATAAAGACTGTTGCAGGCAGGATAAAAAGCGGTATCGGCTCAGCTGTAAGCTTTGCAGGCAAGGCGGTGAAGTCAACTCTTGGAGGAGCTTTCAAGACAATGCGTTCAGCAGGCTCGAAGGCTGTTGACGCAGTTAAATCCAAATTCAGCAGGCTTAAAACAACTATCGACAGCACTTCAAAACCGCTGAGCAAGTTTACACATTCGCTCAAATCTGCGGCAAAAAGAGTGTTCTTAATGGCAGGCGTGCTTGTTTTGCTGAAAGGAATACGTTCCGCTGTTGCAAACGCTGTTTCAGGCAACGAAGAATTTGCCAAGTCCTTAAACGAAATAAAAGCAAACCTTACCATAGCTTTCACACCGATAATGAACACAGTAATGCCGTATCTCAATACGCTTATGACGGGCGTAGCAGTGGCGACAAAAACTGTGGCGGCGTTTATCTCTGAGCTTTTCGGCACCACCTATCAGAAGTCCTTGCAGGCGACAAAGCAGGCACAGAAGTCAGCGGAGAAGATAAAGAAAACTCAGGACACTTACCTTGCAGACTTTGACGTTGTAAGAGTTGCACCGGATCAGAGCAAGTCCGATACAGATAGTTCAGAGGGCGGTATTGATTACTCAGCCATAAACGGTGACAACGTTCAGCTTCCAGATTGGGCGGAGCGTATGAAAGACGCCATAAAGTCGGGCGATTGGGCAGGAGTTGGCTCTCTTGTGGCTGAAAAGGTCAACGGAGCTTTCGCATACATCAACTGGGACGGTATTCAGAAAAAGCTGAATAGCTTTGTGGATAAGCTTACAGACGGTCTGAACAGCTTTATTAACGGCGTTGATTGGACAGGTCTTGGGGACAGCTTCGGTGGAGGCATAAACACAATTTTTGGCGCAGGATACCGCTTTATGAAGAAGTTCGATTGGGCAGGCTTCGGCAAGGGTACGGCTAATTTTCTTAACGGCGGTATAAAGAAAACGAATTGGTCGCTTATCGGAAAGACCCTTGCTTCAAAATGGCAAGCTATCATCGACTATCTTTATTCGTTCGTTACCACCTTTGATTGGTCGGGCTTTGGCTCGTCCATAGGCACTTCTGTGAACGGCTGGTTTGATGAGATTGATTGGGGCAAGGCAGGAACGACTATCTCTGAGGGCGTGAAAGGTCTGCTTGATACGGCAATAAACTTCCTGCAAACTGTAAACTGGCAGGGCATAGGCGAAAAGCTGTGGACGTTCATTTCTACAATAGATTGGAGCGGTATTGCCACAAAGCTTTTCAAGGCCATAGGCTCAGCTATAGGCGGTGCGGTATCGGTGCTGTGGGGCTTTATCAAGGACGCTGTTTTCAGTATCCGTGACTACTTTACGGAGAAGATACAGGACTGTGGCGGTAATATCGTTGAGGGGCTTTTCACAGGTATCGTTGACGCTTTCAAGGGCATAGGTACTTGGCTTTATGACCATGTTCTTACACCATTTATTGAGGGTTTCAAGAACTGTTTTGGTATTCACAGCCCTAGTAAGGTCATGGCTGAAATGGGCGGATATATCATACAAGGTCTGTATAATGCCGTATCTGAAGGTATTGCAAAGATAAAGGAGATCTTCACAAAGCTTCTTAACGCTGTCAAGGGCGTTTTCAAGGGCATAGGCAAGTGGTTCAAAAAGACCTTTTCAGACGCTTTCGGAGGCGTAAAGACCATTCTCAACGGCATTATAATGTTCATCAAGAGCATTTTCACAGGCAATTGGAAAAAGGCTTGGCAGGGTGTAAAGAAGATCTTCAAAGGCGTGTGGGATACGCTTTACAGCGTTGTGAAAGCACCTATAAACCTAATTATCGGTGCAGTAAACAAAATGACCAGTGCTATTGAAAGTGCGGTCAACTGGATAATCGACGGCATTAACAGCTTGAGTTTTGATGTGCCTGATTGGGTGCCTGGCATAGGCGGAGAAACCTTCGGCTTTGACCTTGACACAATAAGCATACCTGAGATACCAAAGCTTGCCACAGGTGGACTTGCGACAGCACCGACCCTTGCAATGGTGGGCGATAACAGGAACGCAAAGGCAGACCCTGAGGTGATCTCACCTCTGAGCAAACTGCAAGGTATGCTTGATAACGGCAAGCTTGACGAGGTGTTAAGGGTGCTGAACGCTATACTTGATTGGCTGAAAGCTTATGACCCTGTGTTCTTCGGAACAGTTGACAGCAAGGTGCTTTTCAAGTGTATGCAGGACAGCAACAATCAGTATAAACGTAAGACGGGAGTGAGTGCATTTTGACAGGAACATTGCTAAAGATAAATGGCGTGTGGGTTACAGACCCTGATCCTGATAGCTGGAGCCCTGTAAACTGTTACGAATGGACGGCAGGCTCAGGACGAGTGAACACAACAGGCCTGTTTGTGGGTGCAAGAAAGTTCTGCAAATACAAACTGCCTTGCAAGTGGACAATGCTTCCTGTCGCAGATTCAGCCGAGATACAATCCCTTATCGAGGACGGACCCGACTTTGCAGAACTGGAGTTTTGGCACAATGGCAAGTATTATTCTATATCTGCCAACGCAAGCGACTATGTACCGCAGGGGCTTGTCAGACTTGACGGTGGTGAGTATTACAAGAGCTGTACTGTCACATTCGCAGAGCGTTAGGAGGGCATATGTACACCATAGCAAGCAATGAGATAACAAGCAGGATAGAGAATTACAAAGCCTTGTGGGGTATGTGGATAGAGGACGCTCAGAGTGGAGAACCTGTGGCATATGACGGCATTCAGAACGTTCAGACGGACATTCAAGCAACCTCTCTGAGTGATGATATAGAGCTTGGTGCTGTCTGCTCTCAGAGTGTGACGGCGGAGCTTGTTGACGACGGGGCTAAGTATCTTGGGAATGAGTATGTTTTCAGTTTGTATATGAAAGACAGCTCGGCATTTACCACCTACTCCACCCTAGAAGCCTACACCTACGCTGAGCTTTCAAAGCTTACAGTGGAGCAGATAAGCAAGCTTGGAGAGGTGCTTGACGGAGAGAGAATACCGCTCGGACATTTCACCTGCGTTAAGTCGAAAAAGTCGGGCGGCAGTGTCCAGCTGACAATGGCGGACAGGCTGTACTTCTCGGACAAGCCATATGTACCGCATATCCCTATGCCAAACTGGAATAAAGCCGTCGAAGACGACATTTGCAGACAATTAGGATTGCAGAACGGCAATGACTACACAGAGGTGCGACTACTGCGTGACAAGAACGGCAGAAGGTTGATAGATAAGAACGGCAAGGTGCTGTACTCAAAGTATTTCTATTTCAAGGTCAGCTCAGTGCCAAAGGACGTGACCATGCGGCAAATGCTGTCTTACCTTGCCTCAGCTCAGGGGCAGTTCGGGTATGTTGACCGCTTCGGGCGGTACGTCCGAAAATGGTACGGCTCGAGCGTGAAAACGCTTGATAACAACACAATAGACCTGCCAACACTGTCTGAAAGGCAGAACGCTATCGTGGGCATTATCTGCAAAGTCGGTGATGATGTAACGTTGTCGCTAGGCGTGACAGATACAACACAGGGACGTGTGTTGGAATTTGAAAACCCATACATGACAGAGTCACTGCTACAATCGCTGTGGCGCAGGATAGGTGGATTTTCGTGGTACACCACTGAGCTATACCACAGACTTGGTGACCCACGTTTTGATATCGGGGACGTGGTGACCTACACCAGCGGCGCAGACAGCTATGACATACCAATAACGAATTTAGGATTTACCTTTGACGGCGGACTGAGTGCTGATATTTCGGCAGTGGGTCTGAGCGTTGAAGAACAGCTTTAAAAAGGGGGCGAGATAATGGCTGATGAAAATTTGACATTGGCGCAGGACATCACAGAAAATGACTATCCTATGCAACACGCAGGTGAGGAAATCGATGAAATACTGAGCCGAGCCGGCAAGATACACTATGGCACTGTGGAATACAAGATGACGAAAGCGAATCCACTGATGCAGATACCGCTTGGACTGACCTTTGCACCTAAACAGGTAATAGCAACGCTACGGCAGACAGACACACCAACACCATATCAGAACTACTGCACCCACGTTTATGGGTCAGGAACGTCATACTATCTGAGTGTCTGCATGGGAGCTAATAACGGGCCAACATTGGAAACCGTTCCAACAGGAACATACTATGTTGATTATATTGCAATAGAGTAAAGAGGGGTGATTAAATGACGATAACACTAAACACAGACTACGACGTAACACTGAACACAGCCCTACTGGGCTACGTCGGTGAAACAAATGCTAGACCCGTGTCTGTCGAGGGCATGGAGATAGACGGCGCAGACCGCTATGTAATGACGATAGACTACGGCGACGGCGTGACATATGAGGTCGATATCACAGGTGGCACATGGACACCTACGGCTGATATACTGCGGTCAGCGCAGACAGTCAGCTGTCAGATAGCGGCTAAAAAACTGTCAGGGCAGGAATATATCCTGGTGAAGAAATCACGCATTTTCCGCCTGAGAATAGGTGCGGCAATCGGTGATACGGCTATCCCGTCACCTGACGTGGCTATGGACGCACTAGACCGCATAGACGCCATAGGTAAACAGGCGCACGCAGATATGCAGACAGCCGTCACCGCCGCAGAAACGGCAACTACAGTGGCAGAGAATGCAAAGAAATCTGCCACAGCCGCAGAGAAATCAGCAGATACCGCAGAACAGGCAGCAAGCCGTGCAGAAACCGCAAAGACAGCGGCTGAAACGTCCGCAACACAGGCAGACACCGCCATGCAGGGTGCAGAAACCGCACGTCAGCAGGCGGTCACAGCGCAGAACGCCGCTAAGATATCCGCAGCGCAGGCGTCAGTGTCGGCACAGCAGACCACAGCCGACAAGACAATAACTGCTGGATATGCCAAGACTGCCAAGACTAATGCAGACAGCACTACGGCAGACAGACAGGCGGTGCAGGCGTTGGCAGAACAGGTGACAGCCGACAAGGCTAATGTGGCAGAAAACGCAGCTAAGGTCGCAGAGGACAGAACTGCTGCTGAAACCGCCGCACAGACAGCACAGGCGGTGGCTGATAGTTTGCCTGAAGATTATGTTACGGCAGTTGCAAAGATTGCCGAGAATACAGCAGAGATAGCTAGCGTAAAGCTGACCGACAAGGAACTGCAAAGACGTGTGGACGCACTGTTTGACATAGGTCAGGGTGTGACGCACCGGTTTGAAACTGATACAGATACGGCATATCAGAAGACAGTGCCGACAGGCGGTAAGCTGATGTCGGTGAAGTCTGTGAGTGGTAGGTCAATCGTGTGGAATCAGCTGATATCACAACTGATAGAGGCAAAATCTGCGAGTGTTACAGGAGCAAAGCTAACTGACAAAACACTACAGATTAGTGGAACGTCAACAAATGTAGTTTTTCTAAGAATTGTACCTGTTCAGACGGCAATCATAGGACACAAATATCTTTTTCATTCCCATGCTAGTGATACAGCCGAATTATCTAATTTTAATGGTTTTTATAATAACGAATCTGAAACAGACAAAAGGTTCTACGAATATGGCAAAGGCACGATATTTACAAATGCAGACAACGCCATAGAGATGCGATTACGTCTTGACGCTGACGTTACTGTGAATTTTCAAATCACACCACAGCTATTTGACCTCACCGCCATGTTCGGTTCAGGCAACGAGCCCACAACTGTGGAAGAATTTGAAGCCATGTTCCCAGCTACCTACTATCCGTATAATGCTGGCGAAATAGTCAGTGCTGGGGTGACAGAGGTCGCTGTGGGTGATACCGCCTTCCCAATCCCCGAAGCTATCAAGGCACTGCCTGGCTACGGCTGGTCGGCAGGAACGGCACGAAACTACGTGGACTATGAAAATAAACGATACGTTCAGTGTGTGAACAGCGTTGATTTGGGAACGCTGACGTGGACTGCTGGTGGTGGAATTAGCTCCCAGACAGTTTTCATAGCATCGTCACGGAAAATTTGTGGACAGAAATTGTCGTATAATTCTGCTATTGCATCGAATATATTATGTTCAAAATATTTAGCAAAATCGCAAAATGAGGTATGGAGTGACGCAGCACCTGTGGGCATAGCAACCAATGCGACTATTGACGGATATGTCTATGTAAACGACACCGCCTACACCGATGCCACCGCATTCAAACAGGCTATGCAGGGCGTTATGTTATATTACGAATTGGAAACCCCTATCGTCACCGATATTTCTGACCTGATTGATGATGATTTCCTGCGAAATATCGAAGTCGAAGCAGGCGGTTCGGTGACATTCAAAAACAGCAATGGTGACGACTATCGTATACCTGTACCAAGCGAAGAAGAATACATAGTCAAGCTGTCGGAGATAGGAGGTAGCGTATGACAAAAATGCAAGAAGAAATGCTGAAAGCCGCTGGGCTGACGGAAGATAATTTTAACAAACCAAAAGTCACCGAGATAGACAGAATAAAGGCAAATGTTGATTTTCTGGCTATGCTGAACGGTGTTGAGTTGGAGGTGAGCAGCGATGAGTAAGAACTACGTCAAGGTCAAGAGATACTATGACAGTTGTTTGTGGTCGGTTGCTATGGTGCACGCTGCCGTCGGCAAGTGGATCACGGCTGAGGAGTATACAACAATCACGGGACAAGCATACGAAAGTGAGGAACAGTAATGAAAGAAAACACAGCAAAAATCATCATATCAGCGATAGCCGCAGGGCTGTCAGCATATTTCCGTGTCATGGCGATACCTATAGTCATTCTGGTACTTGTTATGATTATTGACTACATTACAGGAATGTGGAAAGCATGGAATAGGGGCGAGCTGTCAAGCCGTGTCGGTCTTAAAGGGCTTTTTAAAAAGGTCGGCTACATATTTGTGGTGGCGGTGTCAGGCGTACTTGATTGGCTCTTTATCTCAGGACTTTCGCAGATAGGCATTGAGGTAAACGTCAGCTTTTACTTCGGTCTTATCGTGACGATATGGTTTATCATCAATGAATGTATTTCTATCTTGGAAAATCTTGCGGTGATAGGTATACCATTGCCGTCATTCTTGGTGAAGATAGTACACAAGCTTAAAATCACAGTTGAAAACAAAGTGGATACAAACGAAAGTGAGGAATAACAATGAATTACGATGAGTTTATCAAGAAGCACAATGGCGTAGCCGTTGACTATGACGGAGCAGCAGGCAAACAGTGTGTAGACCTTGCAACGGCATATTTCAACGAGGTCTTCGGATCAGGTATCAAGAATTTCTGGTATGACGCTCACCATTTTTGGGATTTATTCGATAAGAACACTTGGCTGAAAGCAAATTTCACAAAGGTAAAGAACACGCCAAGTTTCGTGCCGAAAAAGGGTGATGTAGCGATATGGTCAGGCACGTTGAATGGCGGCTGGGGTCACATAGCAATCTGCACCGGTGAGGGCAACACGAGTTATTTTTATTCGTATGACCAAAACTGGAGCGGAAAAGCTTGCACTAAGGTCAAGCATACTTACGACCACATTGCAGGCTTCCTGAGACCAAAGAACCAGAGCAAGATAAGTGCGAAAGTGCTTGACAAGACAGGCTACAAGCAGGGCAACAAAACAAACGGTGTGCTTGCGCTCAAGGAGCTGCTGCTTATTGCAAAGGCGGTCAAGCTTCACAACGTAGGTATGGATAAGAACGGTACATACGGAAAAGGTACTGCAAAGGCAGTTAATACCTTGCTGAAAAAGTGGGGGTACAGCGAGAATGGCATTGCAGGCGTGAACTTCATCAAGAAGCTCAGCGACGAGATTACAAAGAAGATTAAGTAGGTAGAATTTCAGCCGTCTCGGACTTTTATGGGTCTGAGGCGGCTGTTTTTGCGTACACGAATTATACACGATAAAGCTGAATTGTAAATATATGCTTGTGAAACACGGAGCAAGAAAAACGGCTTAAATGACGTAAATGCGTGGTTTGCGAGTAGTTTTATAAAACAATAAAAAGTGGTGTGAAGTGGTATATTTAATCTCTCCATCTCCGCCAGCAGGGGCATGCCCCTGCACCCAATCCGCTATCATTTATGGTAGCGGATTTTTTTGCTCCCGCCCATAGGTATGATATGCTGGGAGGGGTTTGATGCTCGCCGTGACGGGCATTTCCCGTCATGGCTTTTTGTTGCCCAAATTCAGTACCGCTCAGGCAAGTTTGAACGTAAACCTTACAATTCAGAGCTTGCCCCTGCACCCAATTCCGCCTTACTGTGGTAGGGCGGATTTTTTTGTTGCCGCACAAAATCTTGCATTTCCACCCGAACTGTGTTATAATCCTATATATCAAACATCATAACACGGAGGTCTATCATGTACGAAAATTTTAAATATCTCGACGCTGTTGCACAAAAAGAGATAACCAACGGTGTTTTCTCAGGCTCAGTTCTCAGCGTTATCCATAAAGGCGAAACTGTCTATCTCAAAAGCTTTGGTCTTGCTGACAAGGAGAAAAATATCCCTATGAAAACTGACAGCATTTTCAGACTCTTTTCTATGTCAAAGCCTGTCACAGCCGCTGCCGCAATGATACTTATCGAGCGTGGTCTGCTCGACACTCGTCACCCGCTCAAGTGGTTTATCCCTGAGTTCTCCGACCCTGTGGTTCTTGACGAGAACGGCGAACGTCCTGCTGACAGAGATATAACCATAGGCGACCTGCTCACCATGACTTCCGGTATCCCTTATCCTGACGGCACTCCCGCAGGTCAGAAAATGGGTGCGCTTTGGGGCGAGCAGTCTGAAAAATATCTCAAGGGCGAAAAGCTTCTGGATACTGTGAGCTTCGCAAAGGAAATGGGCAAGCGTCCTCTTATGTTCTCCCCTGGTGAAAAGTGGATGTACGGTGCGTCTGCTGACATCATGGGTGCTGTTATCGAAGTGGTTTCTGGCATGAAGTTCGGAGATTTTCTTAGAAAAGAGATCTTTGAACCCCTCGGTATGAATGATACAGGCTTCTATATCCTAGCGGAAAAGTACAGCCGACTTGCCCAGTGCTATGAATACAAAAATGGCGGAAACGAGCCTTTTACTCACTTCCACCTTTGCCTTACTGATTACACTGTACCTCCTGCCTTTGAGTCGGGCGGAGCAGGTCTTGTTTCCACTGTAGAGGACTATGCAAAGTTTGCCAAAATGCTTATGAACAAGGGCGAGCTTGACGGCGTGAGGATACTCGGCAGAAACACGGTCGATTTCATGACAAGAAACGGTCTTACACCTGAACAGCGCAAGACCCTTAACTGGGATAGCACAAAGGGTCACGGCTACGGTAACTTCATGCGTATCCTTGACGACCCTTCCGCCGCAGGTCTTATCCAGTCAGAAGGCTCTTTCGGCTGGGACGGCTGGATGGGCTGCTATTTCAGCCTTGACCCAAAAGAACAGCTCTGCATACTATATTTTATCCAGCAGACAGGTGCAGGCACCACCGATTCTGCAAGGCGTTTGCAGAACATCGCATGGGGTGCAGTAAAATAA